TTCAGCCTTCGCTTTTTGTTCAGCCGCCTGCTTCTCGGCTTCCGCTTTCGCCTTTTGCTCTGCCGCCAACTTCTCAGCTTCGGCTTTCTCTTCAGCAGCCTGCTTATCAGCTGCAGCCTTTTGCTCAGCGGTCACGGTTTCGCTGTTTGCTGTTTTCTTGGTAGTCATGCTGTTCTCCAGAATTCGAGTCCAACCGGCCCCTGCCATCCTTAACAGGTTAGATAGCCGGGCTAGCGTTCATCCCTGTCTCTCTCGGGGCGGTTATTAAGCCAACCAGGGAACGACCAACAGCTCGACGAGCCCCTGGTTGGTGTTATCAGCACCGTTTTCCTTGCGGGCAGCCTTTAGGATCTCCTGGGCTTTCTTCCGATTTCCCGGGCCAACCACCAGCAGGCTAGGCATGATGCCCAGCGGGCGGCCTTCATCGGTGTACTGGCTGGTCATGGCGTCATAGGCTGCATCGAAATTAGCTTCGGAAAGTTCGGCCTTGGAGCCAAATGCCTGCTGCCAGAAGCCAAAGCCCACGTTGGAGCGACCGTCCACCCCATAGCGGTATTCATCACGCATGAACACGCCTTCATCGTTAGCATCAGTCATGGATTTGACGTCGTAAGGCTTGCGCTCCTGATAAATCAGGGGCTTCAGGGGACGGCGTACATCCAGAAGGAACCAGGGCTGAAGGGCACCGGCTTGCATGTTCGAAATGCTGACCTCTTCACCATCCCCATCAGTACCGGGGTGGTCAGTGTCGAAGAAGTTCTGCCCGTCGTAGCACAGCTCTTCGAAACCTTTTTTCAGGAGGGCATACACCTGTTCGTCGGGGTGCGTTGCGGCGGCATAGCCCATCTCTTCGAACATCGGCGTGAACACACCATAGGTGTCGTCATCCAGGTCATCAGCCGGAACCGCGATAGACGATTCGAACTTCTTGTTAACGATGCTGTAGCCGTGGGCGGCCATGTTTTTCAGATGACGATCGCCGATCCATTCACGCAGACGCGGGAACTGACCCAGCCAGGCATAGGTTTCAGACTTGGCGGTACTGGGCACCTTAGTCGCCACTTTTTCCCAGCTGGGCTCAACCCGGCTACGGCCCTGGTTGAATGCTGTCTTAATGGCAACGAACAGCGCGCTCAAACTTGCTTTATTGATGATCATTGAGAGGCTCCTTAAATATCGATCCAGACGCCGTCAGAGTCGACGTCAACAATTTCACCAGCAGCAGAGCGAGTAGCTGTGCCATCAGTCAGGGCCACGGTTTCGTCGTCTACGATGTAGGCGGTTTGGCCGAGGTGCATACGGGTTACTTCATCGGCACCGGCGCTGTTATTGAACGAGTGCCAACCACGGCGCACGGTTACACGTACCTCACCGTCCACTGCGCTACCGACAACGGTGTCCTGGGCTACGCCTCGGGCGACCAGACCGGTGCCAGTTGTGCCAGCTTTGGAAAAACCGGTTGCGCTATCAGAAACGACCAGACCACCGGCATATACCTGAGCGCCGGCAGTCAACGGTTCGCTGGTGAAGACACCTTCACGGTGCGGGGTATTGCGATCTTTCGTCAGCATGATGGGCTCCCGTTATTTGTCAGCCACCGGCTTATAGCCGGGCTTGCTTTTGAGGTAGTCGCCGGGCTCGATGCCCATGGAACGGCATACAGCCAGCTCGTCATCGGTCAGGCCGTCGTCGTTGACCTGTAGTTCGCGACCGTCGGTTTGGGTTTTACGCAACGCGGCGATAGGCTGAGCGGTTTTCAGGTAACCTTTCAGGGCCTCCACATTGGTCTCGCCCAGATCACGAGCCCACGGCTCCTGGGCCGGCAGCAAGCGACCATCGCTCAGAGCTTCGGTGACAAGACCTTCTACCTCATCCGTGTTGATACGGCCTGTCAGTGCAGCGATTTCCGTGCGCAGATCCTCAACCACGTTCAGGGGGACAAACTTCGACGGGTCAGGGTTTCCAGGCGCTGCGGTCTTCAACGCGGCCAAGCTGGTTTTCACCGCATCTAGTCCTGCGCCTTCATCCAGTTTGAGTTCCTGGCGAAGTGCAGCCAGAACGTTGGCTTCCTCTTCCAGGTCACCCAGCTTCTGTTTGAGGGCAGCAAAGGCATCTTCTTCAGAGATATTTGCGTCAAGGGCCATCAGGCCGATCAGCATTTGCAACAAGTTCACGGGGTCTTCCTCCGAGTCATTGTGGTTTGACCGCATGGCCGCCAGCGCCTGCATCCCATCAAGGCCGGGATAATTGGTGACAGCTGCCATTTCTACGGTCAGGACTTCCCCCGTGCCGGGGGTGTATTGAAAAACAGGGGAGAGATAGCGGTACTCGCCATCTCGAATCATCTGCCGTGCCTTTGCCGTCCACTCAACACGGGCAAACAGACCGGCACCTTCTCGCCACTCAAGCTCCTTCATCCATCCTGCAGCCGGCGCAGCAGCGCCATTCGCTTCTGAATGGAGCGTCTGGTGCTCGTAATCCACAACTGCGTCGTTGGTACGCTGCGTGAAACGATGGATAACAGCAGTGGCTAGCGAGGCATTCAGCACCCAGTTAGGTGCGTCATGCGGGCGACCATCACGTGCATGGAAATTCCCAGCTGGGAGAATCTGCTGCCAACCGCCAGCAGGGTCCGCCAATAGGTCAAAAGCACAAGCGGCAACAACCGGCTTATCTTTCTTCCCAGAGCAGGCTGCAATGGATGCCAGCGATATGGATTGAGCGAGATGATTTCGTTTCATGTAGCCATCATGGCTACGGCATCAAGGTAAGTATTTTGAACGCGGGCAAAATTTGCCGATTGGGCGTTTTCAGACTGGAAACGGCAACTCAGGCAGAAACCCGAGACGGGAAGGCCTCAATTCGCTTTTATAAAACTTTTACGGCATCGAAACGGGGGATGGGTGCGGCAACGGTAGCGCCAAACGCAGTGAGAGGGCTCACAGGGCCTCTCAGCCGCCCATAGCATTTTGCAGATAATCGTGGGCTTTTTTGACGATCTGGTTGTTCTGCTGCTCATTGGTGCCCAACCAACGCCGGGCAGGAATCCGGATCTTGTAGCCACCCACATTCACGGTTTGGGCGAAGTTGCTCTTGCCCTTCTTCACGAACTGGTTGCCAACACTGCCGTCACGCTTCTGGCGGAAGTAGACCTCGCGGGTACTGGCAGCCCGATCGATCTCAGCACCATAGTGTTGGGCTGCACCGTAGGCCCGGTCGGTACCGAACTCCAGGCCGGTTTGATCATGCTGGCCACGCAGGGTGCCGGCCAGGTGGCCACGCAGAGTGAGGATCTTGTTGGCGTTCCGGTGCTTACGCTTCTTGTAGGCCGGCGACAGCGGCGCCCAAGGCGTGCCCTCCGGCGACACCTGGTTACGAAAGCGCTGACGATGCACTCGCGTCAGGTATTCGATGATGACCTGAAACAGTGGTCCGGGGTTATCCAGGCCCTGGATCGCCGCGCCGATCTTGGCGCTGACGTCCTTATGGTCGAACTGGATCTTGGCACCAGCCATGGAACCTCCTAAACTGTGGGTGTACTGATTGAGCGGGCAGCCCCGGCCAGGGCCTCCAATCCCACGCTCACGGTGCCCCCGGTGTGGCCGCGCCGGGGGTTTATTATTCCTCCCGCCGGTACAGCAACACCCCGTGCCGCTGTAGCTCCAAATACCCCTCTACGTCACTGGAAAAGACGGTAATGCCGCCCCAGCCGGTTTCCCCATGCTCAAACACGGCCAACGCCGGCAATTGCTCACCCGGCAACAGGAACTGCGCCACATAACGCCGGCGGACTACGGCCCGGCCTTTGGCATGCTGGAATTCGATATTGGCCCACACCTCATCCGGTGACAGCACCGCATCGGCCAGCAGCTTCATGAAGCGGCCACGTCCACGCTTGTTGGCTTTCAACTCGCCGGTCCGGCGATCCTGGAACAGCTCTTGGCCCATCACCAAGGCCTCGCCCAGCACATCCCGCACAAGCGCGGGACGATCAAGGGTGGCACCGAACTCTTCCAGGAAGGCCTCGGCATACTGCGCCTCGCCGAGATCCGGGGGCAGCAGCCTGGATGCCGGCATCGGGCGCGGCGGCGGCAAGGGCTCAGAGGCTCGACGGTTGGGCACACCACCGGGCGGCGGCTCCATATCGTATTCAGGGGGTATGGCACTCTTCAGGCGGCTACGGCCAGGTGCATGCTCGAAGCCGGGGTCGATGCCTGCAGGAACGCGCACCGTTCTCGGTCCGTCAGGGCTGCGCTGCCCGATGATGCGTTCTTCCCATTCCATGGCGGGTGCCTCATCCGGACCATCCTTGCCCAGCTCACGCAGGTCGTCTTCGGTCAGGCCTGTCACATAACACTGGCAACCCCAGGCATTGATTGGGAAATGGGTTTGCCACCAGGGATCATCCGCTCGCAGGATCATCCCGTCCCATGCCAGGTGTTTCTGACGCGGGTGCTCAACGGCATCGCTGTGGTGATACTGCCAATACGGTAAGGCGCCGATCGCGGCCTGCAGCTGCTCATAGCGGCCTGCTGAGTAGCTGGAAAACAGGTTGGTTTCGTAAATGGTGCGGCTTCGCCAAGAGCGCCCGCCGTTGTAGTCCCAGCCATGGCGGGCAACGATTTTGTCAAAGTCCTTGCGGAACTCCTCCAGCGTGCCGCCGCCTGCAATCGCCTTTTCTACCGCCTCCCGGAAATCCGCCACAATGGCATCACGGTTAGCACCTGCCACCATGAAGGCCCAGTCATGCTCCTGGCCGTAGATATCCGTCCAGCTTTCGGTGGGGATATTCAGCTTGCGGCGGAAGAACTGGATCTGCTCCTGAAAGGGAACAGACCCATAGTTAACGGAGGGCATCGGGATCTTCCTCCACCACCTCGTTGCGGCCAGCCAGGTGCGCCGTGGCCAGGGCTTCAGCCATGGCGTCCGCATACTGGTCCAGGGTCAGATCCGGGTACACCTGCAGCAGCCGATCGCGGAGCGCTTCCAGGGAATCCACTTCCTCAGCGATCTGGCGGATCTGGTTGATCCATTCATTGCTGGCTGGCTCCACCTTGGCACGCGCTACGCTCTGTATTTGCTCTGCGGGCGTCAAAGTCTTCGATCGTAGAGCCGCACGTAATGCAGCTGGGGCAGAGTCTATAGTTTGCTCGGGCGGGCTACGGCGCAAGATTTGCTGGCCTTGCTCCGGTTTAGGGATGCCCAGCCGCTCCTGAGCCCAATCCACCGGGATTTCCATGTTCACGTCTACCAGACGGGGTAAAGCTGCCGCGTAGATCTTGATGTCCTCCGGTTCGCTTAAATCGAATACAAACCGAGGGGTGCGGCGCGTGTTATCCAAACCACGGTTCACGATCGCCATAGGCAATATCAAGTCACGGGTGAAGGTTCGAGCGACCTGACGAGCATCCCCCTCCAATAGCTCGCGGCGCACCTCTTCGTGGACACTACCCAATGCATTGGTGCTGGTTTTACCATCCGCCTGGCTAGTCAACGTTCCGCCGAGGATTGCTTTAGACTGAGCCTTGTCACACCAGCTCATCATCAGATCAAAAGGCTTTCCATCCCCCGAAACGGCGTTGTGAAATTCTACTTCCATCCCTGCGGGAATAATCCCGCTGGCTCTGTGGCCGATACTCATAAGAGCCCGCAAAAGAGTGAGCTTCTCTTTCTCTGTTGCCCCAGCGTTGTATTTGCCCAGCCGAACAGGAATGCCGTAGGCCTCCAGAAACTCAGCCAGGTCACCCACGCTGTAATTCTTAAACAGATAAGGCCAGACCAGCGCCCTGAACAGCGCGGAGCGTTCCAGGCTCCCGCTTTTGGCTTTGTGGATATGGGTGATCCAGCCAAACATCTGAAGGGGTTCACCTGCAGGGTCATTATTACGTAGCCGTATTTCCTGCCCGAAGCCTTGGAAGGTTTGAAACAATGCCTGGTGCCTGAACTCAACGTTCTTTGGCAGCCAGATGCCATCGGGCCTGTGCCACTCTATTTCCTGGCATGAAAAGCCTTTGCCGATCGCGTCGGTGGTGTCGAACAGGAGTTCGTCCCACGCATCCAAATCCTGGAACCACTCGGCTACTTCCTGAGCCAGTTTCTTCTCTTGGGCGGTGGCATTGGATGGAGGGTCAATTCGCCAATCAAGACTGAGCAGCGCCCGGCGGCGCTTGCCCATCTCAGACATGATATGCGTATCCTTTTCTTCCATATCCTCAAACAGCTGATACTGAGAGGCCATATCTCCGCTTTCCGCCTGCTCAAGAATGGATGCGAGCTTGGTGGGCGTCAGACCCTTGCTCGGGTGGTCATTAAAGGTTTTGGATATACCTCCAGCCTTAGAGGTTTGTGGCTTGAGTAGGTCTTTCGGTTTGAACACCCTGTTGGCCAG